CTGAGGCGTTCCGTTTCAATAACTCTAAAGGTGTTTATGTTTGGGATAAGGGTGAGGTGACTTTGTTGAAAGATACGACGCAGGTGTTGGCTGATGCGGCTGTTACTTTGCGGGCGTTAACTGTCGGTACACGGCTGTATGTGGGTACTGGTGGCGATGTTAAATACACAACGGATTTGTCGACGTTTACGAACTGCACTAGTGAACCTGCTGGGAACGTTGGTGGTATGGCGACAGATGGTTTCAACGTGTTTGTTGCGTTCGCAGGTCAAGGTGTACATAAAGTGACTACTAGCAATGATGCGTTCAGTTCGCACATTACGGGTTCGGATACGTTCGTTAATTTGCGTTACGTTAAAGGCCGTTTGATGGCTTCGGAAGATAACGATGTCTATAACTTTACTAGTTCGGGTGGTCCAGGTTCACCGTTGTTTACTCACTCGAACACAGGGTTCCGTTGGGTTGGTTTCGCTGGCGGGCAGAACCAAATCTATATGGGTGGATTCGCAGGTAATCAGTCGCTTGTTTATCGGACAACTATTAAAGCTGATGCAACATCTTTGGATACTCCGATTGTTGCGTTGGAGTTACCTGCCGGTGAGATTATTACGGGTTTGGATTCGTATTTAGATTTCGTTTTAATTGGCACTACGAAAGGTATCCGTGTGGCTACGTCGGACACTAACGGCAACCTTGTGTCAGGCCCACTTATTAATATCGGTTCGTCGGTTACTTCGTTTAGTGGCGAAGGCAGGTTTGTTTGGTTTAACTACACAAACTTTGATGCCACTTCGACAGGGTTGGGTCGTTTAGATTTGTCTGTGTTCATTTCAACTAACCAGCCTGCTTATGCTTCTGATCTTATGGTGACAGCGCAAGGTGCTGTGAGTTCGGTGAACACGATCAATAGTCGCCCTGTGTTCGTGGTGGTGGGTTTAGGTATCTATGTTGAACATGCAACTGATCTTGTTGCGTCAGGGTTTTATGAGTCAGGTATTTTCCGTTGGGGTGTTCCTGACGCAAAGTTTATTCCTAAACTTGATTTGCGTTGCCGACCTTTGGATGGTTCTGTCACGTTGTCTATTAAATCTGATGGCGGTTCGTACCACGACTTCCAGGCTTACACGTTGTCGGGTGGTAAAGATAAAACGATTACAGGTTTAGAGGACAAAATTTTTGAGGCAGAAATTAAGATCACTTTGGGTAGGTCGGGGACAAGTAATACTGTTGGCCCTGAGGTGACTAGGTGGATGGGTCGTGCTTATGCTGCGCCGTTGCGTTCACAGATCTTTTCGGTGCCTTTGTTGATGCACCACAAAGTCAATATTCGTGGCAGGGAATACTTCCAGGATGTTGACGCTGAGATGCAGTTTTTGCGGGACATGGTAGATAACCCGCGTATTGTTGCCTATCAGGAGAATGAGGCTACTTTTTCGGTCATTGTTGAGAACGTACAGTTCGAAGTTTTGGATGACTCAAATGTTCATAATCGTTGGGATTGGGAAGGAACTGCTACTGTTATAATGAGATCAGTAGCGTAGTGTATACTTCAGGAGACTTATGGCAGCAGTAACTAGACGACAATATAAAGGTGCGGCAGCACAGACAACGACGACTAATGCGTTGTCCGTTTCTGATACTTCGGTGACACTTACCGCTGTCACGGGTTTCCCTTCTACTCCGGCTGTGCCGTTCTTTGTTGTTATTGATCCAGGTACTTCGTCTGAGGAAAAATGTTCGGCGACAATTTCGGGTTCTACTTTGACTTTGGTTCGTGCGCAGGATGATACGACTGCTTCGACACATACTTCTGGTGCGACGATCTATCCGGTGTTTACGGCTGATGAAGCTGATGAAGCTAACTTGTTTGCGTCGACGATGACTACTCGTGGTGATTTGTTGACTATGGGTTCTGGTCCTACGGTTGCTCGTATTGCTTTGGGTGCTTCGGGTACGGTGTTAAAGTCGGATGGTACGGATGCTTCGTGGGCGACTATTGTTGCGGCGAACATTGCTACTGATGCTGTAACTACCGTAAAGATTCAAGATACAGCAGTAACATTTGCTAAACTTGAATCTAGTATCGTACAAAACGACCAGTTTGTTCTTTCGGGACAAATTTTCGGTTAACATAGGAGATAACACATGGCAACATTCACAAAACTAGCGTTACAACCAGCAGGCACCACAGGTGACGGTCTTGGCATCCTTGTTGCCGCTACCGCAACTGCGGGTACAGCAATTCACACAGCGTCATCAACCGCCACAACGATTGATGAGTTGTGGTTGTATGCGTACAACAATCATTCGGCAGACATTCTTTTAACTATTGAGGTTGGTGGTGTAACTGCACCTAAAGATGTAATCAAGTACACGGTAACAAAACAGGCTGGGTTGTATCTTGTGGTTCCAGGTTTGGTTATTCAGGGTAACGCAACCGCTAAGGTTGTTCGAGCTTTTGCTGCGACTGCCAGCCAAATTTCTATCTTTGGATATGTAAACCGAATCACAGCATAACTTTAGTTATGTCTAGAATTCTTAGAAACACATCAGGCGGTAAGGCTGTTAGCGGTGGTGCTTTGGCACCACGCTCTCGCCGTAATAGTTCTTTGCAGGTTGATTCTTATTTTCGTGGTGGTGGTAACGCATTAATATCTGTTGATTATCTTTTAGTTGCTGGCGGACAGGCTGGATCTGGACTAACTGCTAACTCTGGCTATGGGTTTGGCGGTGGCGGTGGAGGTTCTTCTTACAATACAGGTATAACTTTTATATTAAATACCAACTATTCAGTTGTAGTTGGTGGTGCAGGAAGTTCAAGCACTATGACCAATGCTACAACAGCAAATACTGGCAGTGGGCAAACAGCAGGTAGTGGCGGTGGTAATGGTGGTAATGGCGGTGGTAACGCTGGTGCAAATGGTTCAGTGTATTCTATTACTGGGAGTTCTACTTATTACGGTGGCGGTGGTGGTGGTGGAATAGCATTTGGTGGCTCACCTGGCGGTGCTGGCGGTCTTGGCGGTGGCGGTACAGGTGCCACAGATGCTGGTCCTGGCAGTAGTGGTGCAGCAAATACTGGCGGCGGTGGTGGTGGTTCAAGCGGCAATGGTCTTTCCAATGGCGGTGGCGGCAGTGGTGTAGTTATTTTGCGTTACCCGACAGCATCTGGAACTATTACTATCGGCGCAGGATTAACAGGTTCAACAGCAACTGATGGTTCGTTCAAAGTAACAACACTTACTGCTGGTTCAGGGAATGTGAGTTGGGCATAATGGCACACTACGCATTTATGGATTCAAGCAATGTTGTGGTCAAAGTGATTACGGGCGTTGATGAAACAATTACACAAGATAATAACGGCACAGAAGTTGGTGGTTCGACTGAAGCGTGGGAACAATTCTACGAAAACCAAGAATGGCACTCAGGCTTAACTTGCAAACGCACTTCATATAACAACAACATCCGCAAACAATACGCTGGCATTGGTTGCACTTATTACGCTGATGCTGATGTATTTGTAACACCGCAGCCGTATCCTTCGTGGGTTCTTGATGAAAACTATGATTGGCAACCACCAACACCCAAACCCGAAGGTAATTATTCGTGGTTTGAATTAAATAAACAATGGGTAAAAATTCTTTAAATCAGATAATGTTATGATATGCAAATACAATCATTGTTTCCTCACCCTATAGGAAATTTTCAATTAGATAGAGATTTTTCTAAAAAAGAAATAAAAATTATAAATGAAAAATTAGAAACTTTAAATGAAAATGTTGGTAACAAACATTCAAAAGATTCTCAAGTTTTAGAAAATCCTAGTTTAATAAAACTCAAACAGTTTTGTTTAGATGCGCTTAATCAGTTTACTGTTGATGTATTCGGCAACCACATTAATTTAAAAATAACTCAATCTTGGTTAAATGTTACAAATAAAAATGAATTTCATCACAGACATTATCACCCAAATAGTTTTATTAGTGGTGTTTTATATGTTGAAACCGACGAGTTAGATAAAATCTATTTTCACAATCCAACAAAATCACATTTTTCAAACGATTCTAAAGTATTTACTCTTTATAATTCGGCTGAGTGGTGGTTGCCAACTCCGAAGGGTTCTTTAATGTTGTTTATGTCTTCTTTGGAACATTCAGTTGCGTCAATTCAGGGTGACAAAAGAATCAGTTTATCTTTTAATACTTTTTTCAATTCTGATTTTGGTTCAAAAAATAGTTTGACTTTATTGCCTGTGAATAACTAGTGTGGGTCGCAATTTAACTAGGTGGCTTATACCGCTACCAGCAATCCTGTTCGCAGTTTTTCCACAAACCGCCAACGCTGAACCGACACCAGGGTTAGCAACCACCTACTACACAATCGACGAAATCCCGCCAATCCAGTCGACATCCGGATATCCTGTCTGCGGATCAGAGGTCGAGAACAACATCAATCGCAGCTATGACGGTGAACCGTACGAGGATTGCACAGGCGACCTGTTCATGGTCCACATGACAGGGTTCATTACTATCCCTGAACACAACACGATTGAGTTCTGGCTTGCATCAGATGACGGTGGGGAGATAACTATTGACGGCAACACATTCGGTGTCTGGTATGACCAGGGTTGTTCAGCAACCGAATCAGGTCCACTACAACTAGACGCAGGCAGCCAACCCTTAGAACTATGGATGTACGAAAACGGTGGCGGCACCTGCATAATGCTCGCCTGGAACATCAACGGTCAAGGCTGGGAAATGATCCCCGACTCGGCGTTCACTACTAGTAGTAGCCCAACCACCACAACAACAACCACGACCACGACAACCACAAGCACGTTGCCCCAAACAACAACAACAACTTCAACCACATCATCATCTACGACCACCACCACAACTGCAACGACAACCAGTTCATCTACGACAACCCTTCCCATAGAAACGACCACAACGACTTCGACAACTCTTGCACCAACAACCACGCAAACGACAACAACAACATCAACGACGACCATCCCAATTCAAACAACGACCACAACTTCTGCACCATACACTCCCCCTCAGACAACGATTGCTATTCCCACCATCGAGACTCAACCGATAACCACCATAACCGTACCCGAAACCATAGTTGTCTTACCCGAAACCACAGCACCAGAAACATTTATAACCGAACCAGACGAAGTAATTTTACCTGACATAACCGAACCGGAAACATTTATACCCGATCCTGACGGTCCTGTAGAAGAACCTGTTTTGCCTGTTCAGACAACCATTCTTGAGACATTTTTTCCCGACTACGAAGATGGGCCTGTTCTTGACGAAACAGAACAGCCAACAGACACAATAGAGTTGCCGGAATATATATCAGAAACAACACTATTAGAAGTACAGGATTCATCACCCATCACCCTACCCGAATTTGTGACAGACGAACAAGTAGCAGAAGTATTAGAAGAAGTCATCGAAGATGAACCCGTCACCGATAAACAAGTTGAACAAATCCTAGAAACTCTCACCGAAGCCGCACCTGAACAGATTGTTGCTGCCATCACCCAAGTCCTAGCCGCAGACATCACCTCGGACCAAGCCACCGAGATAGCGTCAAGCCCAGAAGTCCTGGCCGCCATCACCGAAACTCAGGCTGAAGAACTCTTTGAACAAATCGTCGTAGAAGAACTATCCGACACCCAACTAGAAGCCTTCACCGAAGCCATCCAAGAAGCCCCAACAGAAATCAAAGAAGCG